CTTCGTGCGGCGCTGGATGCTACACAGTGCCCAGGTTTCTGAAATGGTGGCGTGCAAAACCCTTTGTTAGGGCCCAGCAGCCCCAGGGCTTGCACTTCGGTGCTTTTAAAGAACCTATGTATCGCTCTGCAGAGGGCCTCGTCTACGGCATCGTTCCCGTTGAGGTCACCCTGCCGTCCGGATTCACGGACCTGAGCCAAGGGTCAATCAAATTCAACTTCGTGCTGAAGACCCCTGTCGACGCTTCCCCGGATGAGAGCATCATTTCTGGCTCCCCTCTGCCAGTTCTGTTCCTGGCGCCACCCAAATATATGTTTGAGGTGTGCGTCCCGGACGCTGCAGGCACCGGTCTAATCTCCATTGGCCTGGCAGTGCGCGCTGGTTGGCATATGCTGACCGCCCGCCACCTTTTCTTTTCCAAGGACAAGATGGCCTATGGCGCACGCTCAGTTTTCCTGCGCTTAGGCGACAGGCAGGTCGAGGCAGTTTTGTCAGACCCCGTCGACCTTTTGGAGAAGGGCGACACCCAGGAAACTGTCAAGGGCACATACAAAGACATCGTCGCGTAATTCGGGCAAATGGTGTGGACCAAGCTCGGAGCCCGCTCTCTCAAGACCACGGACATCACCCACCAGGGCGAAGGCTCTGTAGAGGTGGCCGGTCGCCCATGTGGCGATTTGATGGTCTCGAGGGGTTGCATCGTTCCCGATCCGGTGACCGAAGCCCAGCGGGGGGTCCTGGCGTACACCGCCAGCACTACTTTCACTTACTCTGGCAGTCCAGTACTTTTTCGAGACGGCCAGTCTTACAAGTTCGGTGGCATCCACATCGGTGGAGGCCAGACAGTCAATTATGCCGCTAGTATGCCCGGAGTGCGCCAGCTTCTTAGGAAGATCCAATTCGGAGTGCAACCCGCGGATCCACTGTGGCGCAAGCTCACCAACGCTGGAGCCCAGGAGATCTTGTGGGGCGTGCCTTTGGACATGTCAGCTGACACCACCGTTGTTAATGAGTCCCGCGAGAAGTGGCGGAGGCAGGCCGAGCTGCGCATTCAAGATGAAGCTTGGGCAGCACTCGCCGCTAAGGAGCAAGAAGAAGACGACGCTCAAGCCCGCGCTGACAAGGACCTTTATGAGGCCTATGTTGCTGCTCAAGAGGGTACTCTTGCTCGCCGCACTCGCGCAGAGGAGAACCGGCAGCAAAACGACGACTACGAGAAAGACCGCGAAGAGGACCGTGTGAACGACGGCGGTGGCCCATCCAAGAGGTGGGACGACGAGGATCACCGAGCTCAGAAAGGGTACGAGGACTCAGACGACGACTATGACCCCCGACAGAACGGCGCTTTCAAAGCGCGGTGGTACCGGGACGACAGTCTCCCCACACCGGGCAATAGCCAGACGGGGTGCGGTTGGTCTCAGCAAGAACTTGAGAGTTTTATCTCCAATCAGATTGCTGAGCGTGCTGAGAGCGTGTTCTTTAAGCACGGCGTGATTGCGGCATCCGAGAGGCGTGAAGCCCAGGAGGCTGCCGTCCCACTAGCGCCGGCTCCCTCAGCCCTGCCTATCCCTTCTTTGCCCCTCGCTCGAGATGTCCCCCCTCCCCTGTTGCCTCCTGTGTTTCAGGGCTACAGGGCGAAAATCGAAGCCGCCAAGAGCTCTTTCAACAGGGATCTCGCCGCTTACTCTGGCTCTTCTGAGCCAGAGGGAGGCGCGCAGGACGAGCCCTTAGCCCTTGACTTCGATGAGGAATCTCCGTCGGCCGAGGAGGTCGACGCGAAAGCGTCTGTCGTCCACGACCTGATGATGGCCCTCCAAGAGGCCGGTCGCGGTGTCCACGGATATCTGCGAAGGGACGAGACCCGTGTCAACATGGGCAGGAAGTGGCACGCTTTGTGCATCAACCGCCTAATCCTCACCGGCCGGGTCAAGTCTTTGACCCTAGGGGGGGTTGATTGGCTCATGCCAGTTCCCCCATCCCAAGAGGACCCTCAGTTGGTCGAGGCTCTCTTGTCCGCCGCTGCCGCTCAGCGCAGCCCGCCTTTGGCGAAGCTGCAGCCCGAGCTGCAACCTGACGCTGCGAGCCAAGCCCAGGCGGAGTCTGAGAGTGACCTCAGCGACGGAAGCTCCGAAAGCGACAAACCCAGCATCGTTGTCTCTGACACGGACCCCTCCTCCAAATTCTCCGAGGAGAGCCGCAGTCAGCGCAGGTCGAGGAAGCAGCGAGAGACCAGGCGCGCGAAAGCCGCCGCTTCTCCCAAAGCAGACTCTCTGCCGACTCCGGCTCCCAAAGTTTTGGGGCCTTCCGCCCAACAGCAAAAGGCTCAGCAACCCAAGCAACAACCAAAGAAGCCCCAGCAGCCTCGAAAGTATGTTCCCAAGGTCGAGCCCATCCCTGAGGCTAAGTGGGAGGCTATACCAAGCCTCCCCGGTTTCGTCGAACAGTCACCACCCAAGTCCTCTGTGTACAACACGTGGTTGCCTCTCCAAGACCGGACGCGCCTCTATGCGCGCTCCAGGGCCGAGAAGTCGGCTCCGCTGCCTGCCAGCCAAGAACCAGCCAAAGTTGCTGCGGCAGCTCTGCACATGGACAAGTGGATGCGCGACAAGAACTGGCACAGCCTTATGAGGCTCGAAGGAGTCGGGGCTAGGACCCTCCTTGAGATGCCCGCCTTAAGCCAATACATAGCCTACATGCAGGTCGGGAACGTCAACACGGTCTCGACCGCTGTCGAAGCTCACCCCTCCATCACAGGGATCAACGGGCAACTGGTGGCTCTGATGGTCGGCACGTGCGAAGCCACACGCGGGAGGCGAAAGCCCCTGCGAGAGATTCGCCCTGAGTTCCTGGCTGCTTTGGAGGGTATGTCTTGGAAAGGCAAGGATCTGCTCAGTCAGGTCGCCCCTATCGTTGCTCCGCCCAGCGGCCCTGAGGCCGTCAAGCAGAGTCTGCGGGCCAATTGTGCCCGCTTGCAGCAAGGCGACTGGACTCATTTCCTCGAGGACCCGGAGTTCAATACCACATTTCAGGAGTTCGTCAGCGCATATCCGGAGACGCAAGCTTTCACCTTAGGCAGCCTTGATCAAAGAATCGAGAGTTACCTCGACAGCATGGACCCCACCAAGTCCGCTGGCTGGTCTTCCCGCTACTTGCCGGGCACCAAAGGTGCCTGGCGGGAGCAGCCAGACCTCGTCAAGTACTTGGTCATGTGCCGCATTGCTTTGAGGATTGCCGAAGGAGATAACTTGCACTATCTCGGAGCTGAAGACATGGTGTCCATCGGCCTCCGAGACCCAGAGGAGGTTGCCATCAAGGACGAAGGCAACGGAGAGAGCAAGCGCAAAGCCGGTAGGTGGCGCATGATCTGGATCACCAGTATCATTGACTCCATCTGCCAGGAAATCATGCACCACGACCAGAACAAGGCCGATATACAGGCCTACTCTGACGGCAAGCTGTCTCACCAGGCCGTTGGTCTCGGCCACGATGATGATGGCATCCAAAAGATCGGGAGACTTCTCGAGCAGTTGTCAGGAGGTGTCGACGACATTAACAGCTCTGACATTGAGGCTTGGGATTATTCCGTTCCTAGGGACGCCATCTACTTCGACGCCGAGCGGCGCGTCTGCCTCCTCAAGGACCGGGTCTCGTACTACCACGAGCATGCCGAGAACCCTAGATGGGTTCAGTTTCCGATGGCGAACTTGAACGCCATTGCCGCGAAGTGTCTCTACGCGGAGGCGGCCGTAAATTCGGCCCATTTGGTTGTGGTCGGAGAGGAGCTGTGGACATTCGAAGAATTCGGGATCACGGCTTCTGGTATCCCTTCGACGTCGGCTCAAAACTCCCCCCAGCGCTCTTTCACGCTCAAGCTCGCGGGCTCGAAGACTCAGTCTGCAGCCGGCGACGATGGGCTTCACACCGGGAGGGTTTGCGAGCGCAAGCTAGCCGCCGCTGGGCAGCGGGTTAAACCTGGGTCAGCTTCCACTAGTCCTCCAGGAGGGCCGATCGGTTTCACGTCCCATGAGTTCACCCGTTTGCCCGGAGGCAAGTGGAAGGCCACTTTCGACAACCTTCCCAAGCTCATCGCTCATATGGACTTGCGCCGGAAAGACGAGGAACCCCCTGCCCAGGATGCCCTGTCAGGCATGGCGTTCGCGCTCCGCCACTCCCCAGAGGCTCTGGACATATTCCATGGGGTTTGTTCGCGCATGGGGTGGGAGGTTCCAGTCGCGGAACCCCACGAGTGGGACTGAGCAGGCCCGCGCGCGGTTAAGTCCCCCGCGCCTGCGCAACAGGGGCACCAATTGTTAGGAAGGTCCAGTTTTAGGACCTAATAGTTGGCGGAAGGCACTCGAGAGTGCCAAAGCGATTCGGTCGGCACCCGTAGTGCCAAACTCGACACGGCTTGCCATGCTCAACGCTCGGCAAACCAAAGCCTTGGAGAAGGCCCCCAATCCCAAAGCCCGCGCTGCTATGAAGGAGAATTTCCTGAGGCAGAAACGGGCTGCTACGGGGGTACCTTCGCCTGCTCCTTCCACTGGTCGCAAGCCAGCCCCGAAGGCGCAGCCCAAACCCCCCCGCCGCCAGAAGCGTGGTGGAGGCAATTCTCAGCCATTCTCCTTAGACCCTTTGCATCCGGTACCTTTTCCCACTTCTGTCTCGGCAGGTAAGGCTCTTCCCATCACCTCTTTGGTGGAGAAGGACTTCACAGTCCACACCCGGCCTCGCCTTTTAGTAGTTAGCAACCTGGGCAATTGTGGCTCCGTCGCCGCTATCATGGATATCAATCCTACCAGCAATGACGGAGTGCTTGAGACCATGGAGATCCTCACGTTTCCCACTTTGCAGAACGCAGATTCGGCCGGTGGTCCCACCGCGGGCCGCGCCATGAAGTTTTCAGTGGCTGTTGCAAACGTGACCCCCTCCCTCACGCGAGGGGGGCGGGTTACATACCTTAACAGTTCGCAGAGAATTCCTGGTCCTGCAGGCACTCCTTCTACTTGGACCAACCTCAACCAACTCACCGATGCCATTCGGACCTATCCAAATCGCCGTCGCATCAACGGCGACGTGCTGGGAGTGGCGAAGCAACTCGTGGGTTTCGTTTGCGACCATCCCTCATACACGGGGTATGGCCCGTGGCGGGGCACCTTGACAGACGGTGAATTCGCTGCGCACGTCTTTGGCGCTTCGGCTGGCAATCCTATCTCAGACATCGCCATACAACACCAGCGGCCCATGAGTGTCGTGGTCTGGTTGTTCGATCCCACGGAACACGCGCAGAACTACTCTGTGACGATCCGCGGTTCTTACTACACCAGGTGGCCCTTAACCACGGTTCCGGGCCAAACCATGTCTCTCACGCCCACTGCGCCTCAGCATATCCTCAATCACCAGCACGATGCCGCTGAGGCGGCCGCTAACGAGCTCACCCCTGTGGGCGTCGCCAGCGGTCTCCTGGATCTCGGCAAGCGTTTTGCCCAGTCTGCGGGTGAGGGATTAGTGGAGGCAGCAGCGCCTGCTGCCCGTGACATTCTGCTGAGGGGCGTCGGGGCACTATGATTGCCTCGCCAACTATTAGGCTCTAGTTTGCGCCTCCCTCCGGCCAAAGGCCATTTGTTCCGACCTGCCATCAGGCTCCGGAACTAAACATCAACTGTCTA